ATTAATATGATATATAATAAAACAGAATTCCCGCGTGGAATATCGGATCAAGTCATTAGCTTGCAGCTCGCGACGGCGGCAGAAGAGCGTGCACTTGGTCCGGGCCTCAAGCCACAAGCACCAAGCTTCAAGCGCCAAGCTCCTGAAGCATCAAGCGGCAAGCGTCAAGCCCCAAGCAGCAAGCGTCAAGCTTCAAGCCGCAAGCGTCAAGCTCCCTGATTCTTGAACCACGAAAAAGTTTCAAGCACCCCGAACCGAGGTGCTCGACTAAGATAAAACTGTTCTGAGGATGCTTCACGTGGAACGCAATTTGATGCGGACTGAAACGTATCTTGTTACTCTTCGTAACTTTTAATTCAACTGTAAAAAAGTGGCCGTTAGCATTGTAACCCAATAGATCAGGAGTACCGGATAGACTAAGATTTTCGAGTCTAATCCAACTAATTTTGCTACAATTTCTTTTAAGTTTTTCATATAATTTTCTCTCTGCTTTCAAGGTAACCCCTGCATTCAAAGATTAGTAATCTTTTATGTAACCAGGTGGTAAAATTAATTTTTCTTCACGTTGTGGTTTCAAAACTACTCGTATTGATGTGTCCTTTGGATTATTACTTTCATGGACTTCAATACGTTTTATTTCTTCTAAGTAACCACCTTTCGTTGCAATGTATATTCTGGCATTGCTTACAGCGTTACCACGTCTTCCATTATGTCCTTCTGTAAACTTGTCTAAATACTCTTGCAGATGTTTAACAAACATTACTTACCTGCTTTACGCAATTGACTTGATAAGTCTTCTATCACAGCTTTGTATCCTTGCAATAAATTTTTTGTTTTTTCCAACTCAGACCCTAATTTTTTCCACATGTCTAATTCAACACGTAATTCAGAATTTAACTGTCTGTGTCCTTCGTTTATATCTTCCAGTTCTTTCACACGTTTAGTAAGTGAATCTATTATCGCTTCCAAATCATTGTCTCCTTTCTCCATACTTGACTTTATAACAATGTTACCTTAAATTGTCAACATGGGAGTTCCTAAAAGATTAACAGAAATGCAACAAAGATTCGCTGAGTTCTTAGTATTCGGTGGACCTGACGGACCAATGACTCAAACAGAAGCAGCGATCGCTGCTGGGTATAGTCCTAAACGTGCAAGACAAGAAGGCTCTGAGCTTTGTAACCCAAGACAATCACCGTTAGTTGTAAAGTATATTGGTCAACTAAAAGAAGAGAGACTTAAAAAACACGAAGTGACTTACGAGGGACACGTAGCAGAACTTGCTAGACTTCGTGAGGCAGCGTTAAAGAAAGGGTCTTTCTCTTCTGCTGTAAATGCTGAAGCCAACAGAGGCAAGGCAGCAGGATTATACATAGACAGAAAAATAATAAAAACTGGGAAGCTAGAAGACATGTCAGAACAAGAATTAGAAGCAAAGATGAAACAAATCTTAGACGACTACGGGTCTCTAATAAATGTGACTCCATCTACAACTTCTGAATCTTCTTTACCCAAGCCCGAGGAATCATCGTCCGATCCCCAAAACTAAAACTACCATCATCTTCTCTATCGTAAGAAGCAAATAATTTAATTGAATTTTTATCTTTAGAATATAACCAACCCTCGTTGACAGGTCTTGCTAATCTCATCTTGTCAAACTCTTTGTCAGTAGCCCAGCCCGAATCGCTCACGCAATCGATCCACTCCACTCGGACTTTCGGATAAGGTATATCGGGAGTTATGGAGGCAATAGCTTTTCTTCTTTTCCTAGGCATACAGTCTTATATCACGTTTACATAAGGGATCTAGAAAGTTTTGAACTATTGAGTCAAAAATGAAACGTTTCGCGGAAGGCCTTTCTGTATATACACATAGGTGGACAAAATAATCTGTCCACCTAAATATAATTTGTACCATAATCTGTCCACCCTAAAGTCATATAAATCAACACTTTTAGACCAAAAGTACAAAAGTACACTTTTTTCTCTCCACTTTTTTTGTAAAAATTTTTCAAACTTTTTAGATCTCTTATAGAAGAGTCTTTGCCTCTTTTTTGCCATAATATTTCCTCATTACGGACAACTTTTCTTCTGCTTTTCCTATCTGACCTAACAGTTTGTCAACCTCTCCAGTAATGTCTACGTGCTCAGGTATCACCAAGTTATGGTCGTTGATGCAACCTATCTTGTAGCATGCATCCTCTATCTCAGCTTCGTATCTCTTTAGAAGAGTTCTAAACAACTTATCGTTCATTTTTCATCTCCTTTTCTAATTGTGGCAAGTTTATGTCAACTGCCTCTTTTTCGTCAAACTTTAACTCGTGGTACATATCTAATCGTTTGAGAAACTTGTGCTTCCAAGAACGCAACTCTGGTCCTGAAATTTTAAACTCTTGATAATATAAATCAGGAGTGCAAATCATTATAACACCTTGTTTTATTTCACTTTTATGGACGTAGTCATGCGCCATGGCATATGCTGCAATCTGCATAAAGTAATCTTCAATCCAATCTTCTCTCTTTGGTCTGTTAGATTGTTTGAAGTCTACCACAGTGTCCATATTATTGTGAACACACACCAAGTCAGTAGACCCAGCATATAGCCCAGGGTAATACAACGTGACTTCCGAGCCATAAATTTCTTCAACCGGTGTGAGCCCCACATCAATAACTTTTTGGGCCATGGCTTTCGCCTTCTGTCCGAGTTCTGTAAGATCATCGTACCCAGTTCCTTGTACATAGTGCTCAAGGAATTTGTGCATACTAGTCCCTCGCTTACTAGATAGATTCTTGATTCTGTCTGCTTCTTGTTCTCCAACTTTGGCCTTCCATTCTTTTAAAAATTGTTGATTTTTGGTAGCGCCTAATATCGTAGTTACAGACGGAAGTCTAGAACCATTTACATCATAGGTCCGTGTTCCATGGTCCTCGTGTCGTGTGCCAGTGATATAGGTGTATTTATTATTCCACTTGATGGGTTTACCAAGACTATGGTATTCGTTTAAATCTTTTTCTTCCATCATTTTAGATTATTTATTATATAAAAAGCAATCAATAGACCTATCAACAGGCAGGCCATATTATATCCAAACATACCTAATCCGTAAGCAGCGGTCATATTTTATCTTTTAACTCCTTTAAATATTCCTCGTCTTCTTTATTCTCCATTTTTTCTTTTCTCTCCAAATACTTAGGAGCAAATTGAGTAATGTTATTTAATGGTGCAGAATCGTGTACGTTACCACTAACAGATATTCTAGTGCAATCAGACTTGTATGGTGCAACCCAGTGTTTTAACCACGCAGGAAAAATAAACAAATCATTTTCTTCAGGAAAAAAGGATTGATAAGTAATACAATCTCTTATCCCGTCACCAAATAAAAACTGTATGCCACCCGGACCACAGCTCTTGCCTCTGTATGCTGCGTTTTCTTTTTTTAATTCTTCAGGTATTTGAAGATATGCAACAAAAGATAGTTTACCATCATGATCGTGTGGTGGGTTAAAGTCATTTGGTTTTTGATAATTAATCCACATAGATGTTAACACGTATTGTGGTGGTTTATCGTAGGTTCTCATTCTAAATCTACAGTACGCTTGATCGTATACTCCTAACATTTCTGATATGCTAGGTAATATTTTCTTTTTAGATTCTTCTCCATAAGCTGTTTCCTTATCTAGAATACCAGCTAGTTTATCTGTAAAATCTATTTTATTTTTTTCACCCTCGTCTAATAATAATTTTTTAAACGAGTCAGTTATTTTCATTCTGACAACACATGGTCCCCAGTTTAATGTTTGTATTGTTATTTGTTTTGTCATTCTAAGCTCATTGCCTCCTTATATTGTTGAATGCTCACTACATTACCATCAAATATATATGGATCATAGTGATCTATTACTTGTTCTACTTTATGTAATTTTGTTTTAGACCACGGCCAAATCAATTTACATACTTTATATGCATCTCTAAATGTACAACGCCATTTGTATTGCATTAAGTATTTAGTGCCATCTTTACGTAAACCTTTTCTTGGTTTTCGAATAACAGTGCCGACACCTAAAATTTCATGCACCCAACGTATAACATTTTCATCAGTCATTGTTATTTCCATACTAATTCTTTGTGACATAGATGTTCTATAACCTTTGCCTGTGTGTTTCTTTTTCTTTTCAGGTCTACGTGCATAGTAGATGCTGCCTTCTCCATCAAACAGTCCAGCTATGTACGATATGTCTTCATTTGTTATCATGTGTTATAATCCATCTTAAAGTTGATGTTGCAGGGTCGAACCCATCAAAATCTAGTTTAGTGCAATTTGTCAGAAGGACCATCATCGATAAGATTATCATCAACCGTCTCATAAAATTCTCCCTCCGAATCGCAATCCCAACATTGATGTACTTCACTATTATCTCTAAAGTCAACAGAGGGACTACCTGTTAGTTTTGCAACTCTGACATACCCGTTTCCGTGGCATGTATCGCAAATCATTTTTACTACTCTACCCTTTTTTAATTTTGCCATTTAATTTCTTTGCTTTCTCGTTTGCTATTGATTCAATTGTTTTTGCTATGGATAATTTGGCATCGGGCAATAATACCTTTGATAACGATTCCAATATCTTATATGTTTCTTTTGTCAGAGAAACATTTTTGTATTTACTCATGTCTGTCATAAGTGTTTCCTTTCATATTAATAAGCCATATATAGGTGGATATTATAGGATTGTCAATGAAAATTATGTTAACATTAATATTATGTAGTTATACCCAGTCAGTTTGTATGGACCCATATCCATGGCCTAAAACTTTTAATACTATGTACGATTGCATGATGGCAGGTTATGAAGAATCACAAGAAAAAATGAAAGAAATTGGTTCAAACGAGGTTAACAAACATGAGATATATATTAAGTTTACGTGCGTTCGAGCCGACACGGTTTGACAATGTGGCAAAATTATGTTATGGGGAGTTTATCTTCTCACCATTACCTACTCCACTTTCCCTCTTAGGAGTAGGTGTTTCTTGGTTCCACATCCAAAATAAAAATATTGCAGGCAAGAGTAGAAGACTACTCACACATATGGCCTTGAATAGTTCCACGTCCATCCTTTAGATACCAACCATTTTTAAGGTTATCTTTAAATTCTTTATACTCAGCTATGGCTTCTCTATGATCGTCACCGTATTGTAAGCATTCACCTACCGGCATCTCTCTTGTCAGTTCGTATCTTTCTTGAACAAGAGTTCCGTCGAATAATAAAACTAATATTATTAGCGTCTTTGCCATAAACCCTTTTACTCTTTTGCATCGTAACGTTTAGTGCCCCACTTTAAAATATTTTTTAAGCCGGGTGCATTTATCTGCATTTCAACACCATAGGGTCTCCATGCTTTTTTTACAAGGTTTAATTCTAACAACAGATTAGCCCATTGTTTTTGTGAGATACCTTTTGGTTTTATTGTTATTACTTTCTCTTTCATGCTGTAAATATAGGATACTATTGGATTAAGTCAACTACTTTCTTCTAAATTTACCCATTCTTTTTTCGTGTTTGTTGGGGCTTTTCTTGTGTCTGCCCGGTCTTTTTCTAGGCCGTTGACGTGGAGCCGTGACTAAACCAA